AGACCCTGAACCTGCAAGACGCATTTTTTCCTCGATGGTTGTCATTGCACGTAGGGTTATGGTGTCTGGCATATCCTTATATATTTTGCCACCAGGCAAGTCACATTTTTCACGAATTGCTACACGGTTTGACATGAAAGTTTCCTCCTAACTCTCTACATTATTCTTTTTATTCTGGAATCGCTACGTCGTATGTCAGTGTCATCGTTACTTGTTTAGCTGTTCCACCCTCTTGGGTTAAATCGCCTATCGACAAGTTTGAGGGCCAACAACGATCTAGTCTCCAAGACCTGAGATAGTTACCCTTTGGGTCATACTGAATTACATATGCAGTCTTAGCATACTCTGTCTTTAATCCGACTTTCTGTGTGATTGGGTCATAGACCTTTTTAAACCACGCAGTAAGCACACGCTCTGTATTAAGACCTATAAAGTCATTACAGACCATGTTTGATGTTGCATACTCAGGTACACCTGCAAACTTTGCTTTGTTGTTTCCATAAGGAATAACAATTTCTCCAACAGTCATGTTAGGGGCTGAAAATGATGCTACGGACAAACGAATTGCTGTTTCTGCATCTGCAAATCCGTACCCATCTAAATTTGTGAGACCAGTAATCTGAATCTCAAAGTTATTTACACGTACTGGATCAAATGCGGCATTGTCTGCCATGTGGTATGTACCTAGGTTTCTATTTGCACCACTATAAGGTTCTGGCATAGTCTATATCCTCCTTATTCGTTAATTTCTGTGAATGTTGCGCCACTTGGTGTAAGCTCAAATCCAATGTCGAAATACTCTACAGCTCTTCCTGCAGTGATACGAACAACACCATTAACTTTGTTTTGCTGAATGTCGGTTGGGGTTGTTGTATTACTGTTCATGATCACCTGATATGATGTAATCGCATCGTTTTGATACAGCGAATCCAAATATGGAATCATTGTACCTTTGAACTCATTCCATGTATGTAGGTTATTGAATTCAAATGAAAGACGGATACATGTCTCAAATATCTTACGTTTGATTTCAATTGACACCATACGAACAGCTAGCTCTTCAAGAGCAGAGTGTGTAGTTGAGTTGATATAGTACAGTGTTCTCTGTCCATATATTACATAACCGTACTGGCGTAAACGCATAATCGGGTTGATGCTCTGATACACATATGTTCCTGTTCCACCGTGGTTCTGCCAGTTGTCGAGGGTAGCAGCACCAATGTTGTACTCAAGTCTATTGACTTCTGATACTGTTGCTCTGTTGACACCTGCCATCGGTTGCCAAATCTTATTACCTGCATTGATTGATTTTGATAGCTGATATAAGAATACGAAGCTTGGAGGACACCATTTTGCTGTACCTGTCTTCAATGATAGGTTTGCCCATGGAGCATGGCTTGCAGCATATGAACTGTTAATCGGAACTGTTGTATACCAATATGTTGATTCCGCGTCTGCTGATGTTCCTACTGGAGCATCCAATAATGCTAATGCATCTCCTCTTGTAGAGGCTAATGAAACCATTGCATTGTACAGTGGTGCTGTTGCACTGGTATATCCACCAGATGTAATAAACTTGATATTGTATAAATACTTATCTGACATTTCTGCATATACAGTTGCCATTGAAGCAATGATTTGAGCTTCTGTCGTAGGATCTCCACCTTGGCTTCCAACAGCCGCGACTGCTGTATAAGTTCCAGTGAGAATTTCTGATAAAGCAGAACATGCAGTAATGTTTGCTGTTACAATACTTGAAATTGTTACATAGTTAGAACTCAAAGCAGCAATACCTGCGGCATATGCGGCAAGGTCTGTTTCTAGCGTTCCTGTGTATGCACAAACAGTATTTACTTCTAACAGCGTATATGTTGATGTTCCTGTTTTTTCATACACTTTTAGGTAGTAGTTTGTTGTATCATTTGATACGGTGTAGTACAGAACATTGTCGTATGTTCCACCCCACTTACCTGAAATGGTTGCATATGTAACAGGAGATGCAACAGCAGTCTGCATGTTACTTGAACCGACAGCATACCCAGTTAGATCAACAACAGGAGTAACTGAATAGTTCTGTGTCAATCTACGGAACATTACTGGCGTATTCATCAACAGTAGGTTAACAGCGTAATCCCACGATGTCATAAAAGTAGTGTCTGCTGTTGATGGTGCGTGATCACCAAATGTTGCAATAAAGTCTTCATATGTTGTGCACAAAACAGAATCATCGTATGGTCCTGTAATAGCCAAACCTGGTATAAAGACTACGTTATCGCTTACATCCTTGATTACGTTATAAATAGTATTGTCTATTTCTCTAATTAAAATTGCTGGCATAGGTTACTTCACTCACTTTCAGTTTTGTCTGAATCTTCTAGCAGAACGGTTTTGCCTTTACTCTTTGCCTGTTTTGTATCTACCTTTACACTCATGCTAGACTGTTTGCTGTTAATCGTAGTTGCTTCAATGAAACCATTATGCATTAGGCTTCTTACACCAGCATCTATTTCTGCATCTATGTCTACCATAGTGTGAGGTAGTACAGATATGCCAGCTACAATGAGTATCCGTCCTGTTTTGTTATATACTTGGATCAAAATCTACCACATCCTCACTTTCTTCTTCGGTCGTAATTGTAATGTCTATGCTAACTGGGTATCTTGATGAAGATTTCCACAGATATGCATCTGGTACATAAAACGGTATAGTCTGTCTGAAATACACACCCAATTCTCTTTGAGATGCTATATCAGAATTGTCTTCTACATCATCGTCAAAAAAGATATTGAAATCATGTGGTATATCTAGACCGTATGGAATCTTTATTGACAGTGTTGGATTTGTGCTGTAATAAAATATTAGTTCTCTTAATAAGTTGTCGTTTTCTGCTCTAGATTTAGACCACACATCCATCAAGTAATTTATTCGTATTGGTATAGCCTGAACGTTATATATTTTTCCATCATCAGAACGTGCTGCCAACATTCCCTCAAACTTCATCGTATGATTCTTATCTAAAATCGTAAATCCAGTTCTCTGTATACTTATCAATGGAAGCTTAACAGTATCTTTTTCTAACCTTGCAATTGTCATAAAGACTTCATCTGGGCTGTTGATATACACATTGTCTTTAAACAAAGATCTCGTGTTTCTCACAATTACATCATCGTATAGTCCAGCACTCATATGATTGTTGCCACCTCATCTATGGATCTCTTTTTTCTATCTACTTCAAGAAATTCGTTCCAGTAGCTGACGATGTTTCTTTTATGTTCTATGAATACGCTACCTATGAAGTGTGTTCCGACTGTTTTAAGATCACCTTTGTCTAAGTACTTCACAACAACACTTAATGGTGTGCGGCTACCTGGCATTCTTATCTTTGTATTTATGGTGATTACACATAGACTGTTTTCACGTATGATACATACAATATGGTTTGCTATGAACTTCACCAATTTGCTCATGTTTAAGTGTTTTGGTTTTTCAATCCAATCAATTGCCTTAGATTCAATAAGGCTGTTTTCTTTTGATATAATTTGCTCTGAATATTTGTATTTGTTTACATCTTCTCGTACACTGTTTAATAGGTATCTACAAAAGGCTATAAACAATTCGTTATCTTCAATCCCCAACTCTTCCATCTCAAATTCTATCCGCATCACTTATCGCCTTTATCAATATAAGTATAGTTTACATCCTCTGTATTACCGTGAATAAATACTATGTTTTCTGTTGAGTCTGCTTTTGGATCTTCAGATGATTTCAAGTAGTTGTAATTGGTTTGATCGTAATTCTCTTTGGCTGGTTCTGTCGTAAATACTGGTGCTACAATACAAGTCCAACAATCTGGATATTCCAGAAGAGTTGTTATTTTTGTGATCCTGAATACTCTTGGGGACTCACTCAACGTGTCTATAGGACTAATATGTATTTCACACAACGTACATAAGTTTTTAGCATCATAAGGTAATAACATTATGTATGGCTTATCGTCTTTGTTTTCACTTACCCACCCAATCTTCTTTAGGGTGTTTGGCTTTGGGTTCTCAATAAAGATGATGTCCATATCCTCTGGAGTAGACATTTCTGGATTATACTCTGCATATATTGTTGCGCTCACTGTTATTGGGTAACTATATTGAACAGGTATCCCTCTGAGCTTTGCGGCTTCTTTAAAGAAACCACGAAACAATCTAGCATCATTTTGTGTAAGCAGCCCCATTACTTTTCATCACCTAAGTCAAGCTTTAGTTCATCTTCGTCTTCGTCTTCCTCATCATCTTCCTGATTTGATGGAAGATGTTCATCGTCTTCATCATTACCATCCTCATGTCCCAAATATGGTGCAGGTGAACGTAACGGTAACATACCAAGGTTTCTGCCTGTTCTGTTGGATGGTCTTCCCTTTGTACCTTTGAACACTTCGTCATCATCTAGACCAATTACTCTCAGCACATCATCAAAGTTGGCATTAAGCCATCTATTTATAATAACAGCTAATCTTACAATCCATCTCTTATTCTTAAGAGCAGCAGTGAGATGTTTGCACATAGCACCGTTCTTATCTGCTGGGTTTGTTATCTTAGTTGGTCTTGTTTCAGGCTTTCCGTACTTATAGCCCCACTTAGTCGCCCAGTATGCGAATCTGTAACAATTGTGAAGAATAACACCAGAGTCTACATAGAAGTTATGTGTGTCCTTTACAGCAATATCATACACAGGAATACTTTCATCAAGCTTTATTAATTTAACAGATGTTATCTTGTGATTGTAACATACATTAACACCAAAGTAGTCTAACAACTTATCAAAGTTTTCAAAATAAGTGTTCACATGTGGGTCAGAATGTCTCTTGTACTTCTCATAATTTTCTTCTGTTAAATCAATCCCACTTGAAAGAATATAATCAATTGTATGCTTATATCTTCCTATTTTTGATTTAAGTTGCATTTCTGGACTGTTTAAGTGCTTCGTGCTGTTTAGTCTTGCGTCCAAACCATTTTCTCTGTAGTATTGAACTCTGCTTTGTCTCATTTTTTCCCTTTGAGTTTCTGTCTTTGGCATATCTCCAAGAGATTTTACCTGTTCTGTTGCTATTCTGTATTCATCATCTGACATACTTGCATATCGTGCTTTGTGACTTTCAGATATTTTTTTGCTTCTTTCTTCTTTCACATCATCCGTGGCATCTTCCCAAAACTTTAACAAGCTCTCAATACTCTTTGAACATCTCTCAGACTTCTCTTTACTGCTTAAGTTATCCCACACAGACTTCATATATTTACTCATGTCTGTATTACAGAAGTAACTAGTCTCTTTCATTTTTTCTAACTTAGCAGCGTACTCTTCATCAGTCATATCTTCCCAATATTTTTTTATTGACTTAGACATCTCTTCTGACTTTTGTTTTCTACCACTGTTAGATACCCAGTATTTGTGACCTGCTTGCTTAAAACTTTTAAATCTGTTGGGGTCTCCAGTAGCCAAGCTACTATGATATTTCCAATGTTCAAGAACACCCATTGGGTTTAAATTAGTTGGGTTATTGTTAAGCTTATTGAAATCAATGTGGTGTATTGCTATATGCTCTTCACCTGATCTAACCTTAGCTTCCTCTATTTTACTTTCACAAAACACTTTAGCTACTGTCTTGTAAACACTCACCCATGATTTTGGATTTGTATTTAACTTTACTGACTCATACCCATTGTGATATGAAAAATATAAAGGCATTAAGGATTGACCAACCATTAAATCTTTAGCTTCAACATAACTTCCATCTCTGCACATGTATCGGTGGTTTGGTGTTGTCACTATGCTCTTTCCATTGTCAAGTGTTATCTCAACCATCTCATTACTTGTGCCAGATACCCAAACATCTTCTACTTCTCCAGGAACAAAATCTCCACTCTCATCTGTTGAGTAAACCCACATTTTCTCTCCATCAGCAAATCTCTTTTTCATCTCTGATACCGGTATGGATTCACCATTTAGGAGCTTTATTTTTGTATCACCGTGAAGACAAAAGTCAGGACATGTGCAATCAACAAGTAGATCGTTTTTGTCAATTGATGTAGCTATAGCACGTATTACAGTCTGCAGGTTTACGTTTGTATTCGTCTGAGTCTGTATTACTTCTTTCAATGCCGTAAGAAACCCAGGAAACGCAATAGTGTCTTTATAATCACCAACACTGACACGAACTGTGAGCATGTTCTTTGACAATAAATCATCAAAGTTTACTTGCTTACTACCTGTCGAGTAATTCTTACTCCTATCAAAACGAGGAGGACTATCCTTTTTTGTTTTGCCTACGAGATTTGCACGATTAATCTCATGCAAAGAGCGGTGCTCACTGCCTTTATGTTTTATATTCAACGGTGCTCACCGCCCCTTACATAAGTAATTTAAGTTATCTTTCGATCTCTTCTACTGGCAGACTGTCCCACCATGCTTTACCGCCACCAGGAACATCCATCAGTGTTAAGAATGCATTGATATGTCTCATAGTAGTTGCACTATATCCATCCCACAACTTCTTTACATTACCTTCGCTATCAACAGCACAAACTGGTGTGTCGTAGCTTATTAGTAGTGTATCTCCATTGTCTAGGTTCTGTACATGTGCTTTACCATGGAATGACTTTTGTCTTTCTCTTCCTACTGGCAATTCATATGGTATTTTGGGGACTCTGTACCCAGCTTCTGTCTTAGTTAATTTTTTTTTACTCCTGAACTCACAGGTCTTTTAGCTGATGTAGTTTTAGTTTCTGTCTTTGGCTTTGCTGCAACAGCTGGTCTTCTTGCAGGTGCTACTGGTCTTTTTGCTGGAGTTGGTCTGGCTGATTCACTCAGAACAGACCCGTGGATTTGCGCTCTCTTACCCTCGAAAGCTTTTGTGATATAGTTATATCTCATGTTTTCGCATTTAATAACATTGCCTTTATTCAGAGTTGTCTTGAAAACAAATGGAATGGTCTTTCTTGATTCGACTTTGAATGTACCATCATCACGAACTTGCCATCTCATGGTTCTTTCAACCTTATAGTTTTCGACTTTCAGGTTGACATTCTTAGTCTTTCCAGATTTCATTGTAAGTTTGCATTCAAGTGTCAGTCTGCTTCCCTTTTGTGTTGCACCTACTACTTTAAGTGATTTAGCATTCTTATAGTTTTCTGTTACAAACTTTGTTAGGATCGGATTAAAAGTGTTTTCATCCAGTGTATATGTAATTTTTCTTACTGGTTTTCTAGACTCTTCCTTTTCTTCTTCCTCGTCTTCATCTTCTTCGGGGACATCAAGGTCTAGATCTTCTCCACCCTCATCTTCTTTGCTACTGTCTTCTGCTTCATCTGCAGATTCTGGTTCTTCGCTGCCTGATACTTCACCAACTGAAACAAAATCATCTGGTGTCTGACCACAAACTGGGCACTCATCACCAGCTGTTACTCCAACTTCTGAAACAAATGTCTGACCACAAATTGGGCATTGATATAGATCATCACCAATATATTCGTCTGTTGATGGTTCTTCACCTTCAGGTGTCTCATCAATGATATCTTGTATTTCCTGAGCAGCATCAGTAACTTCGTCTTCTGTCTTCTCTGGGTCTACAACTACAACGATGTCATCTGACACACCAGGCATATCCACATCACCATCATACTCTAGACCTTCTTCTCCATCGGGACTCGGGTCTAAATCTGGGTCATAATCTTCAACGCTATAACGTTTCTTCAAAGATTCTTTTGTTGTCTTTGTTGCTGTTTTCTTTGCAGCTGGTTTCTTGTCTTCTGTTACTTTTTTGGTTGCTTTTGTTGTAACAGGCACTTTCTTTTCAGTCAGCTTTTTTTGTCTTTCAGCATTGGCTAGGCTGAGTGTCTTTTCGAAAATGTTTTCTGGCATAATAGTTTTCTCCTTTATGTGTTAATCTAACGGTAATAACAAATCTGAATTCTCTCTCAGAAATGTGCGTATTTCTGTAAGCTCTGATTGTGCTTCTGTTAACAATCTTTCCCCGTCTAACTTATACGTGGAGCTTTGTAGGTCGTACTTTCCACGTACTCGACCTAGTATCTCCTTTGTCATTGCAAGAGCTAATCTCCTGAGAAGATCCTGCCAATATGGTTCATATATTTGCGTGACATCTTCTAGCATAGGGGTATAATTTAATGTTATTGTTTCGGGGTATGGAGCGAAGAAATATGTGTATAGTTTCTGGTTGACTTTATCATAGTAAAAGTCTGCATCTGTAGATATAGCATTCTTATTCTGATTTGCCAGTGTGTATCTAGCAATATCTGTAACTGATGGTGTTCCACCTGTTGCTAGCCTTGAGTATACAAACATGATACCCTGTAATCCCCCAGGTCCTATCAAGTTCTTTGCTCTTTCAATTGATATGACATTAGCTATCTTATACGGTGATAAATCCATCACTGTGCTCCAAGGAAGCGTTATTGTCTGCGGGTCCATTA